GGGGGGGGGGAGGGGGAACGCGGTACTGATCAGAGGGCGGCGATCTCGCCGGCCTTGGCCGTGGTGAGGATCTCGACCCAGGCGCGATCCGGCGTCTCGATGGCGGACGTGATGTCGTGAATCTGGCCCGTTCGCTTCTCGATCGCGCGCCAGGCGTTGTCGACCTGTCGGGTGGTCGTGCCGGACCTGACGGCGATCAAGGCGGGTTGCACGCCCTGCAGGCGCTGGGCCATGACCGGTTCGCCGCCCTTGAGGCGCAGGATTTGGGCCGCCCAGCCCTGGTCAGCGGCCCCGCTCGACACGGTTTCCCATGGGCCTAGCCGATCGCCGTTATTGTCCAGCGCCCGTCGTTGCAGGATGACCCGTTCCTTGAGGTCGCCGGCGTGTCTTTGGGTGGTGGCCAATGCGCTCTCCAGCAGGGGAGGCGAACGGCGTTCGCCTATATCGTCCCGACCGCGTAGCGGGCGAGCAGGTTGTCGATGGCGTCAGGCATCGCCTGACCCTCACGGTTCTCGAAGAAGTGGCCGACCAGCAGACGCATGGCCCTGGTCAGCGTGCCGGGGACGTCGGACGCGGCGTCGCCGAAGCCAGCCTTGAAGGTGACGACGACGGCGCCGGGACCGCGCCGGCCGACGGGGAACGATGCGCCCCACACCGGATAGATAGTCGCCGGGCTGGCGATCAGGTCGGGCGCGTAGGCGGTCGCGTCCAGGGTCTGCATGACGCCGTCCTGGTCTTGGTACTCGACCGACTCGACCGATTGAACCGGCCAGATCGGCAGGACGATCGGCCCAGCCTCGAAGCCCATCAGCGACAGCTTCCAGGTCTGCGTGGTCAGGGCCAAGCCCTTGCCGTTCGGCCCTTCGATGTAGCTGGCTGCGTCGTTGATCGCCGCCAGCACGTCGGCGTCGCTATCGTTGCCGTCGATGCGCAGATGCGCCTTGGCGTCCGCCTCGCTCAGCGCCAGGACGGTCGGTTTGGCGGACAGAACGAGGCGGGTCCAAGTCATCGGGTTTCGACCGGCGGCTGTTCGGTGGTTTCCGGAGCCGGCGGGGTTGCCGTCTCGGTCGTCGGTGCCTCGGTCGTTTCGGGCGCATCGGTATCGCTATGACCCCAGATCGCCGTAACCTTGGCGTTCTTGGGCGCCAGTGAAGCGTACCCGGCGTCGACCAGGCGTTGGGCCTCGTCGTCGGGCGGGTTCACGATATCGCCAGGGCTCACCGCGAACCGATGACCGGACATGCCGATCAGCATCTTGATTTTCATGGGCGTGTCGGGGCGGCGCCAGGGCCGCCCCGCCTCTGCTGGAGTGTGACGCGCCGAGGCGCTAGGCCATCTTGAAGTGCTTGATGGCGATGCCGTCCGACAGCTTGCCGTCGAGGCGGTTGTAGGCCAGGAACCCGACCTGCAGCGCATCGGCGAAGCGCTCGTTCAGGCGCAGGAGGGTGAAGTCCTTCACCTGGCGCACGACGTATTTGCCGTGATCGCCGAAGATGATCGGCTTGGTGCCCGTGGCGATGGACGCCATGGCCTGGTTGATCGAGTACGGCTTTTCCTGGAACGTCGCCGGGGCGCCGGTCTTGATGTCGCCCATGGACCACAGGTAGTTGCCTTGGCCATCCTTCAGCTTGCGAATGGCCGCCAGCGTGGTGTCGTTGAACTGCCAGCGGGCCTTGGGCGAAGCGCGATAGGCCGGATCGACCGAGTGGAAGAAGTCGATCAGCTCATCGGCCGTGAACGCCGTAGCCGAGGCGGCGGTCTTGCCCAGCGCCGACGCCGTGACGATACCCTCCGGCTGGTTGACGCCCGTGCCCACGGTCAGCCGGGTGTTCGCGCGGCGAGCCAGACGTTCGCCGAACAGCTCGTTGAGCAGGGCCGGAACGTCATAGGCGGCGTCCTGCAGCAGCTCGATGGACACCTTCACGATGCCCGAATCGAAGACATAGGCGCCCAGCAGCTTTTCGCCGAACACCACGTCTTGGTCGGTAGCGGCGGCGTTTTCGGCGTGATCCTCGCCAGTATTCGCGGTGTCGTTGACCGTCGGCCACGGCAGCGGATTGCCGCTGGCCGTCGGCATCAGGCGAACGACACCCCCGTCGAGCATCGGACCCCAGAGGGCCATGGTCTTGGTGATTTCCGCCAACTGGCCCTGCGGAACCAGATAGCCGCCGGCCGCGCCCGTGCCGGTCGCCTGGGCGCGCATTTCAGGCGACAGCTGGGCGCGAAGCTGGGCGAGGGCGCGCTGATCTTCCGGGGACAGATCCACGGCGCCGAACTGCACGACGCGTTGAAACAGGGCGCGCTGCTCGGCGGCCTGGGCTTCCGGGTTGCCGCCGCCGCGCTGGCGCTCCTCGCGGTCCTGGTCCGTGCTGCGGTCCTCGCCGCGCGGGCGCCGATCGTCTCCGGTGTTCATCGAACGCTCGGCTTCGATCAACTTTTCGAGGCGGCCGGCGCGGACTTCAAGGGCGTCATACTCAGACATCGCCGCGTCGTGCTGGGCCTCCAGTTCGGCGGCGCGTTCAGCCGTGGTGTCCGGCTTGATGTCGGCCAGCAGCGAACGGGCTTGCGTGACCAGGCGGGCCTGCTTTTCCCGCAGTTCTTTCAGTTCGAGCATGATGTTCTCCAGCTGCTCATGAGGGCCGCCACGGCGGCGGCCAGGGATCGCTCTGCGGGGATGCCTACAGGCGCGAAGGAAGGCGCTCGGCCTGGGCGCGTTTCATGCGCAGGCGAGCGGCGTCGGCAGCCGACGGAAGGGTCGGCGCGGGGGGATTGGCGGCGCGCCACAGGTCAAACGAGCGCTTGCCCGAAGCCTCGGCCTCGGTGTCCTCGTAAGCCGGGTAGGTCACGACCGAGACGTCGAACAGTCCGACCTCGACCAGGGTGCGCAACGGCGTCTCGCCGCTGTCGTCCCAGGTCTCGACGATGGCCTCAAAGCCGAACGACATCTGTGTGATGTCGCCCCGGTCCATACTCACCATCAGGTCGCGGGCGTACTGCGTATCGGGGACGTCGATCTCGCAGCGTAGGCCGCGCGCATCCTCGGTCATGCGCAGCGTGCCGGCCTTATTGCGGCCCAGCACCAGGCCCCGGTCGTGGTTGATCAGGGCGCGGACGTCGTCGCGCAGGATCGCCTTGGCGAAGGCGCCCGGCTGGACGACTTCGCGGAACCAACCGATCTCGGCGACGCTGTCGAACACCGAGGCATAGCCGACAATCAGGCGACCCTCGGCCGAGGCCTGAGGCTCGGCGCGCAGTTCAATGACGCCGCCGACCGTGCGGCGCTCAATCTTCGGCAGGGCCATCGGGCTCCCCTTTGGGTTCGGTTTCGGGTTGGGGCTGCACCTGGACCTTGCCGGCCATGGTGATCGGCACGGTTGCGCCCTGGATGAACAGCTGGTCGCCGCCTACGGCGGGCGCGCGGTTCTCCAAGCGCCGGGCCTCGTTCGGCATCAGCTGACCGGTCTGGATCGCGCGAGCCAGGGCTTCCATGCGGGTGCGCAAGTCGCCGCGATAGACCCCGTCCAAGTCGAATTCGACGAACTGCGTCGGGCGCCGGCCGCCGATCTTGACGCTGATTTCAGCCTCCACCCGGTCGGCCCAATGGGCGATGCAGTGCTTGCCGACGAACAGGTCGGCCTGGGCCGTGTTGGCCAGCGTGCCGTTGGTCAGATCCATCAGAAAGATGGGCGGCAAACCCAGGACGCGGGCGATTTCCACGACCGCATATTGCCGCGAGCCCAGCAGCTGACCTTTTTCGGGATCAATTCCGACCGGCGACAGTTTGTGCCCGGGCGGCATATAGAGGACGTGGCGGCCTTCCTTGTGCGCCGCCTTGATCGCCGCCGCCGTGTCGGCCTGAGCTCGGCTGATAGCGCCCGGCGAGGCGGCCGTTCCCTCCAAGGCCAGAGGTGGAACGCCGCCATTGGCGAAGAAGCGCGACGAATAGGTCTGGCCATCCAAGGCCAAACCGAGGGTGTCGGCCAGTTTTGCGACCGGATCGACGTGGCAGATGCCGTCGTCCTTCAGTTTCCAGACGACATCGATGATATCGGCCGGCTCATAGATGACCGTACGGCCGGCGTCGTTGTAGCGATAGCGCTTGCGGCCGGCGACGCGCTCGACCGTCATGTTGTCGTACTGGAGCGGCCACAGATTGATGACGTCGCCGCGCCGGTTTCGTTCGATGAATGTGTAATGCCGGCCCCGTGAAAGGGCCGAACACATCATGATCTGCCGCCAGCTGAACGAGGTCATCAGCTCGTCGTTGATGACCAGGTCCAAGGTGTTGGTCAGGTCGCTGATGACGGGCACGCGCGCCTCGCGCGGCCCCTCGAACACCCCGACCGGCAGGCTGGCCACCGACGCGGCGATGAAGTTGACGCCACACCAGAACGCCGGAACACGGTCGGCGTTGTCGTGGGTGACAACCGTTCCGGAGGCCGACCGCCAGGCGCCGAAAAGTTCCATCGCCGCCGCCGCGCTCAGAGGAACGGCGGGATTCTCCAGTGACGACGAACGGCGTTCGCCTCGTTTGAACAGGCCGAACATCAGGCGGCCACGCTGAAATCGGGATCTTCCCAGGGCGACGGTGGGGCCGCGCCTTGGTCGCTCGCCGAAATGCCCAGCGCCATGCAGAGGGCGGCGATGCCGTCGATACGCATGGTCGATTTCTCCTTGGACGGCTTGATGTTGCCGGCGGCGTCGGTTTCGACGGCCGCCGCCTGGGCGTGACGGCGCAACAGGGGGTGGCCGCCGTGGTGGAAGCCGTTGCTCAGCACCAGGCGCTCAAGCGCTTTGGCCGGGGCGTTCATGGACACGAACCCCTGACCGAACTTGGCGACCGGCATGCCCTCGCCCTGCAGCTTCACGAGGGTTTCGGTGGCGTCGAACCGGTCGATGGCGATGCCGCCCTGGTGGGCCTCGCGCTTCTCGTCGCGGAAGGCGACGCGGAACAGCTCAGCATCGGCCAGGACGCGGGCGCGGATGGCTTCGTGGTCGATGACGTTGCCCGGCGTGGTCAGCAGCGACCCCGACAACAGTGGGTCTTTACTGTCGGCGAGCATCTTGTTGTACGGGACCTTGTCCCGCTTGGTGTGGTCCTTGATCAGACCTGCCGGCTTCCAGAAGCGCGCCAGAACGGCCGGACGCTCCAGCCCTTCCTGGACCGGAAACCACCAGACCAGGGCCGAAAGGTCTTGCACGGCCGACAGGTCGAGCCCGCCGAAGCACCGCTTGAACCTCAGTCGCTCTTCCAAGGCCCGCCAGTCGGTGCCGCCGATGCAGTGGTCCCAGCCGAACTTGTTGCCCTCGTCGTCCAGGCTGTCGATCGGCAGCCAGCGCACGGCTTGCTCGGTCCACATGTTCAGCCTGTAGCGTTTGAAGTCGTTCTCAAGGCGCGGCAGCTGCTGCGCCCGGCGACAGGCCAGGGCCAAGGCGTCGCGCTTGACCGAGACGCCGAGGTTCGGGTTGGCCTTCAGCCAGGTTTCCGGCTGGGTCCAATCGTCGTCGGGGTCGGCCGCGTAGACGATGACCAGCGTGTCGGGCGCATCGATCTCACCCGACAGGATTTGTTGGCATTCCTCCCAAACCTCTTCGCCGTGCGTGCCCTTGACGCCGGCCGTTGAGATCAGGACTTCCAGGGGCTGGCGGCGGGCCGCCGCGCTGTCGTGAACGAAGGTGTAGAGGTCGCCGTCACGCCATTCGTGGACCTCGTCGCCCACCAGGCCGGACATACTCAGCCCGTGCTTGCCCTGCGGCCGGCCGGAAAGTGGGCGGAAGGAGGCGTTCAACTGCGGGCAGTAGATCGCCTTTTGCATGCAGTCGATGGCGGCGCTCAGGGTCTCCGAATAGGCCACCATCGCGGCGGCCTTCTTGAACACCAGCGAGGCCTGATCCTTCTCGGCCGCGATCGAGAAGACCTGGCCGGCGGGCTCGCCGTCGCCCAGCAGCATCAGCAGCGCGATACCGGCGGCCAGTTCGGTCTTGCCGTTCTTCCGGGCGACCCAGATGAAGACCCGCTGAAAGCGGCGGCGGCCATCGGCCTGTTTCCACCCGAAGGTCGGGCGAACGATGTCGTGTTCCTGCCAGCCTTCCAGGATGAAGGGTTTGCCGGCCCATTCGCCCTCGGTCAGACAGACGTGGTTGTGGAAGAAGCGCACGGCCTTGTCGGCCGTGGCCTCGTCGTACCAGTACTCGCCGTCGCGCCAGACGCCGTCGGCCGCATCCCAGGTCGCGTTCGGGAAGCGGGCCAGCGCCAGCGGACGCTTGGGCGCCGCGCACTTCGCCGCCATGGCGCTAGTTCAGCATTCCGACGGGCGACTCGATCGGCTTGGCGGGCTCGGCCGCCTTGGTCGCCGGGTCGCCCTCGCGCTTGCCGTCGGCCCCGGCGAACAGGTCGCCCGAGCCGCTGTTGATCCGCGCCGCGACGATGCGCTGGCGCTCGGCCGGGTTCATGCCGAACCGGTCTTCGGTCGCCAGCAACTGGCGCTCCAGCCGATCGGCGGCCATGAACCCGGGATCGAGGCGGCGCAGGTCGCCGTGGTTCGACTTCGTCTCGTACCGGACGCCGGCCAGGTCGATTTCGTCGCGCAGTTTCAGCCACAGCGCCAGGTTCCGGCAGTAGCGCGCGAACGGCGTGATGTCGGCGACGGTCAGCAGCTTGGCGGCGACCATGGCGCCAGCGCGAGCATTCCACTCAGCCAGCGCCTCGTCCTTCAACCAAGCCGGCGGACGAACGCCGCCGACGGTAACGACCTCGACCGCCTCGGCGGCCGGGGCCTTCTTGGCGCGCTTGCTGCGAACGGCGTCGATCTGAGACCGCACGCCAGCAGGCTTGGGCTTCGGCCCTCGCGTCATGGTGGGTCTCCAAAAAAAAGATCCCGGAAACTCGCGCAAACTTGCGCGGTGTTGAGCTGCCGGTCCCTTCGCAAAAGGTTGGACTTTCGGACCCTCCCCCTGGGGGGG